CCGCTTAGAATCGAAAGCCTCGTCGAAGTAATATTTCCCTTTTGTGCCCGTATGGTTTATCCGCTTGCGCCGCATCCATCTGCCCGCTCCATCAACTACAATAAATGCCCTGCTTTTCTTGCTTCCACTGCTGATATACGTCGAGCCATCTTTGCGTTTCCTTTTACGTTTTCCAACCTGCGAATTCCAGATGCCGTGTCGCCCGTAATCAGGTGACCAGTGAACGCATAATTCTGCTTGTAAGGAATGCGGTAACTGCCGAGGTTGCGGTACGTGATAAAATCCTTTTTTGCATGCTCAATTACGACGTATGCTTGCCCCGCCTTTTTTGCGTACTTGCCATTCGCCGTTCTGATACTTTGAGCCAATGTCCCGCTGCCCGTCTTGGACAATGCCGTTCGTTTTGCTGCATCCCGCATCCCTTTGACCGCATCTCGCTGCGTCTTCAAAAGAAACTGCGTGCCGAATTCAAACGGCAGTTTTTGTAACGCCTTTTCTAACGCTCGAAATTGATTGATGTCTAACGTGATTCGAGCATCAAGCATTATCCCTCAATTCAGTTGTAATTAGCAGCAATTCTTTACGTCCAATTTCCTTTGTACCCGTGACGTAATAATTCTCGCTGTCGTACTCAATTATCATGTCCTCTGTAACGTCCGTTCGATACCGTATGGTAAATTCGGTTCGATTCGTCGCTACAAGTTGATTTTCCCCAACCGCCTCGCCAGCCAATCGGTCGAGCTTTTTTCCCCATACCGTAGCTAAGGTCGTGAAAGTCGCCACTGGGTGGTTCCATGCATCACGGCTAACCGTCTTTTGCTTCAAAATAAGCCGTCTATCTAGTTCGCCGACGTTCATAGTACCCTAAATTGAGAAAGTAAGCTGCTGACCGTCAAGGGTACATCATTTGCCGTCCGTCCAATAGCCACGGTCATTCGGTTTTCATAGAAGTGCGCAACCAGCAACCGAATCGCCTGCACAATCCCTTTCGGCACATCCGCCTCGGCATACCCTACGGTAAAGGTAATTTTGATACGGTTCAATGCGTAAGAATATAAGTCAGGCACATCATGAAATGCAATCCGTCCTGAGCCGTTGGCAAATTCGTAGTAATATTTTGAACTTGCCAGCTCCGTCAAAACGTTGCTGGTATTGATGTAATGCACAGATGTGATTGCCGTCACAGGTCCCACTGGAAAGCGAGTGGGGTAAAACGTATCAATGTAACCCAATGCACCCACATCACCCAGCCGTATGTTGCAGTGACTTTCGATGTAATCAATTGCCGCGTCCCTCATTGCCGCAATCAACGTGTCATCTGCATCTGAATCGACGCGGGCGTAGGTCTTTAAATCTGCGACCGAAATAATGTCGTCCAGACTTGGGGTCGATGTGTAAGAAACTAACATGCTCAAAAATACACAAAAGCCCGCAGACTCATCCGAAGATGAAGTCTGTGGCTTTCATGGCTTGCGATGCCGCTTGCATTGCAATTTTCTTGTCCTCTTTTAATTTCTTAACCCAACCGTTGATGTATGCTTGGCTGTTATCGTCATTGTAATCAATCCCAACCGTTGCGCTAATGAACTGCGCTCCAATCTCTGCAACCAATTCTTCGACCGCATACGAATCTGTGCCAAACCCTTCCGTCTTAGCGACGCCTGCGCGATTCAAGCAGGACTTGTGACCAGTTGAATGAATTAACTCGTGAAAGAAAGTGTGGCAGTATGCTTCTGCCGTCTCAAAATCATTTTGCTCTGGCATCTGAATGTGGTGCTTACTAGGAACGTAATGAGCAGAACTGCCACCGTTGAACCACGTGGGGCGTACATCAGCGGGGTAAAGATTGAAAACGTAGTCCGCTGCTTTGGTGCTTCCAACGTCTTCGTGCTTTTTCTCAATTACTGGAAAACGCGGCTCGATATTTTCACAATCTGCAATGTTGAATACGTTGAAGTATTTCGGCTTGAAAATTTTCGTACAATCCTTGGTTGTGCCATACGCATTCAAAACCGCCTGTTCATTTGGGTACCATGTACCGTCTTGGTGCTTGAATGATACTGCGTAGTAAACTACGAATTCGCTTTTGGCTCCCTTGCGTACTTGTCCGCCCTTTTCCGAACATTGCTTGTACGTCATCCACTCGTTGTATTTGAACCCACGGTCTACGCAAGCGGCAGAGAGTAAAAATATATTAATTCCCTTGTATGCCTTGCCAGTAGAATTGTTGACTGGCATGCCGAGGTCATTGCCGCTCCATGGTCGGAACCACTTGAGTCCGTCTTTTTCGAGTCCTGCGATTACTTTCTCGGTGATTCGGCTGTAGATGTCTTGTGTCATGATTTCTTGATTGATTGATTGATTGATTGATTGATTATTTGGTCTGCGCTTCGAAAATTTGCTTTTTGATTTCATCTCGTTCAGCGAGCAACTTCGTCAACTGCTGCTCCCATGCTTTAACCTTGTCATTGTAGTAATCCCATCCCCAGTCATTGGTGAGAAACAAGTTTCGGCAATCTTGGTCGGAATTCATTTTTGCAATTACGAAATCAATGTCGTTCCATACTGAATCCAAGTTTGCAAACAAAGCAGCTTCGAGGGGGTTGTTTAAATTGTTCATTTTTTTAGATTTTTTTGATTGATTGATGGGACAAATTACGGGGGCGGACGTGATACCAGTCAAGCATTTCCTCAAAAAAAATATCGTAAATCTTAACTTTTTTTTCTGTTTCGTTGATTTTACTGACGTTTGCTGCCGTAAAAAAAAATGTAGATTTTTTGACTGAGCACAAAAAAAGGGCAGCCGAAGCCGCCCCTTTCTGTTGAACCTAACCCTGTAAACCTTATGCCGAAATCAAATCATTGGCAATGCTCAACGCGCCTGGCTGACGTACTGCAACGTCATAGTAACGGTTGAGGTGCAAGTTGACCTGCCCCGTAGATGCCGCGCTGTATGGGTCAACCAAAATGTCGATGCCTGAGAAGTAAGCCAAAAGTAAGCCCTGTCGGAAGTTACCGAAAATCATTTGCCCAACTGTGCCAGCAGTCTCATCAGCGAGGTGCTTTGTGGCAACTGGTCGGTAACCATTGAATTGCCCATTGTCGAACAATGCAGAAACGTTAGCAACCTGAGCCAACTGCTTGGACAATCGATACGTCGTTGGACTCATGACATAAACGCAACCGCTCAAATCACCGCCTGCCGCTAATACTGCCGCTTCCATTGCCAACGCAACGTTGGTGCTGAAAGTGGTGTCGGTAGCACCAGCAGTTGACTGGTCATCTACGTCGCCATCAGCCAAGATTGCTGCGAACGCCTTTCGGTCAATGATTTCTGTCAATTCCTGACGTAAATCTGACGCAATCAATCGGTCAACCTCTGGTCCGCCTTGCAAAATCAATTGCTGTGAGTAAGTGGTCTTCGTAGAAAGTCGGTTTGGACTCATGGTGATTTCGTCCATTTCCATGTCCGAACCAGTAGACGCAGTTACCTCGCCAATTTGCGTGGCTGTACCCGCAACGCTGATACGTGGGAATTTCAAATTGCCTGTCGCGTTGATTACTTGCGCTCCCAACGTCTCAATTACGCTAGGCGCACGCAACGCCTCAATAGCTGCTGGTACGTCCGTTGCAACGAAGCCAGAGCCGTCACCAGTTGGTGTTGCTTGAAAGTTGTCTGCTGCACCCGCACGCAATGCGATGCTTGGAATGCCAATTGTGCCGTTTGGCTGCAAACCTTGCGAACGCATTTCTCGTTGCGCTTCAGTCGCCCATTCTGCCTCTGCTCCCTCCAACTGTCGTCCGTTGCGAGCATCGTTGATTGCCCGTGACAAGCTGAATCGGTAATTAACCGCCTTAATTTCTTTTTGCTCTGACGTAGAAGTCGTGCCTGCATTTGCCATGCGTGCTACCATCTCTTGCTCACGTTTTTTGTGCGCAATCTTCTGGTCAATTTCCTTGATGTATTGGTCGAGTTTGTCTGCGCGTTCTTGCTCCGCTTCAGTCATGCCTCGTCCTTCCGCTTCGACCAGCTTGCCAATTTCTACAAATTCCTCGTAGTATGCGGCTCGCTGCCCTTTTAAATCATTCATGTTCATTGTTCTAAAATCTTTCGCTTTTGTTTCCGTAAATGTACGTTCTTTTTCGTTTTCACTTTTTCGTGTTTCAGCAGTCGGCGAATCGCCCGTAATATCTGCAGAATTTTGATAGTCATTTTCAACTTTTTCCTCCGCTTCCACAGCCACAGCAAACTTGCTGCGAGCCTCCAAAGTGGTCGTTGGATAAGCTGGGTAAGTAACCGCGCTAACATCGTATAATCGTTTTACTTTAGTGACCGTCCGTAAATTTCGGTCTTTGTCCACATCTTGCTCACCAATGGTAAATGCAAAACTCATCTGGCTGATGTCGCCCCTTTTGACCGCTTTGTAAGTGTCTCTGCCAAGCTGCGTGTCACTCAATATTGCCCGTGTGTAAAGCCCTTTTTCATCTACACGCAACTCCAACGTTCCGTTGGTCGTGCGAGCCAGTGGCATGCCGTCATGATTCAAGAGGTATCGTACGTCATCTTCAAGTACCGAATCGAACGCACCACGAGCAATGCGCTCATTGAAAAATCCTAGGTCTGTAATCTGGTCAAAATTTGCCGCATAGCCCTCCAAAATCATCTCGTCGCTAGACTCCGTTTCAGCTGCTCGTAATTCCATGGTACGCAGCTCCACATCAGCTCCGTACTTTTCTCGCATTTCTGCTTCTAAATTTTCGTGTTTTTTTTCGTTCATTTTTTCGACTGTTCGTTTTGCCCAAGGTAACATGCTTTTGCCGCCCCAAGCATCGTACATTAATCCGCCACAGCCCTCGTCATACGGTACATCTGCATTTTGCGCATGCCGCGACAAAAAGCTGTAAATTCTTTTTACTGTATTTGCGCTTAGACTTTCGCGTTTAGCCAAGCTGTTAGCCCTTGCTTTACCAACTGGTGTGCCACAGCTACCCCATCCATTGTCATCAGCCCATTTCAACGCTCTTTTGGCGTTGTTTGATGCTGATTGCGGGTAGTCATTATATGCCATCGTCTTCCGTTGGATTTTCGCCCAAGTTACTACCGTTTTTGTTAGCCAAATTTTCGCTATGATTTTCGAATTGATTCAACGCAATTTGGTTAACCTGTACAAAGTGTACATCGCCGCCGTCTACTGGGTTCAAACTTTCTTTGCTGCGAACCTCGTTAATGCTCATCACTCCAAGTTTTATCATGCCGTCATAAAACTTAATGCGAGCCTCCATGTCAGCACGGTACATTTCATCCATGTTCATCCGTACATAGTAACGGTCTGCCTCCCGTGATTGAATGAGTTTGCGATTCAACTCTTGCTCCCACCGTTGAACCCACGGCGAAATCGTCTGTCTGGCAAACATAATTTGCTGTTGCTCGACGTTATTGTAGGTCGTTTGACTATCGAGCCAAATTAACGACGGCGGCACGTTGAAAATTCGGCAAACCTCTTCCGCCTGAAATTTCTGCACGCCCAAAAATTGCGCTTCGTCGGGGCTTATGCTGATTCTTTGGTATTTTAACCCGTGAGGCACCAATTTTATGCCCGCACTGCCCTGTTCTCTCCAATTATCCCGCACCTCTTTGATTTGCTCCCTGCGGAGTGGCTGGTCCGTCGAAATAACCCCTGTAAGCTGTCCGTCCTCAAAGTACCGTTTTCCGAAGTTTTTGCTCGCTACGCTGAGCCCTAGGTTCTCGCGGTGCAGAGAAATCGGCGATTGTCGGTTTAAATTGTAAATCTCAATCATGTTTTCAGGCATCACCATGCCATGCCCTTGCACCTTGAATACCCGTCCGTTTGGTGTTACCGTGTCTTCAACCTCATCTGTCGGTACGCAATGCATGGATTTTGCGTAACCAGCCTCGTCCCGTTCAATTACCGCATAGCCCCGTCCCCGAAGTACCGCATATGCCGTGACCGTTTCGAAGAATTCGAATGCCGTCTGGTAATCATTCGGTCGACTGCTCAAAACCTGATAGCTAGGGTGCGTAATTCCCGCCTGCTTGCTGTTGCCAGATTGCTCCCATATTTGAGCATCAAGTCCCGCAACGGTGCTGCTGATTTTTGAAGCACAAGCATACACCGCTGCAATGCTCATTGCCGTCCGTTCAGTGACGTTCACGGAATTGCCTAAAATCATCCCAAAGCTGCTCTGCACATCAAAATCTTGGCTGTCGTATTTTCCAATTCTTCGACGTTGAAATGCTGTCTGTAATCTTTCTAAAATTGATGCCATTTTTTCCCGTGAAATTTATTGCAAGGTAAAGATTTCTAAGGTTTCGGATTTTTCTTGGTCTTTTAACATCTCGCCAAACGCCATTATGCTCGCCACAACTCCGTCCACTTGTTGACCCGCTTTGTTTTTGTTTTTTGTGACCTTGATGTTGTCTGCTGGGTCACGGCTTAGAACTACGCAACCAAACTGCCAACGCAAACACGCATTGCCGCCATGAATTAACCGCCCAGCGACTATTGCCATCTCCATTTGCTTCGTGGGGTAACTCATGTCATAAAATCCCTGCCCAAAAGGGTACATTGGTACGCCCTCATCCTCAAGCTGCGGGGTGATGTAAGTGCTGAATTTTCGGTCGTAACCAACCGCTAAAAAATTGAATTGGTGATGCGCCCGTACAATGTAATCTTTTACCCATCCATAGTCCGTGACGTTGCCGTCCGTGATGGTCAAACTGCCATCCGCTTCCCATTGTCGGTAATCAATACCGCCAGAAATGCGTTTTGTATTAACGCTTTCTTCGTTTATGAATTGGTGCACCTTGAGGTACGTTTTTTCCTCATCCACCCATACCATAGCAAACGCCGTTAAATCCCGCGTGCTAGCCAAATCTAATCCGCCGTAACAAGGTAACGTGGCTAGGTATTCATCTGACGGTAGTGCTTCCGCTCCCTGCATGAATTCCTCGTCGCTAATCCATGCTTCATTGGCACCCGTCCAAATGTTCAAATTTAGACGCTTGAACGTGTTGATGTTTGACGGCGCTGCTTTGGCTTTATTTCTCTGGTCTATGAAATAATCTTTGCGACAAATTGTGCCGTAGCCTGGGTTGGCTTTTTTCCATGTTTTTTCGTCATCCCACGGGTCGTTAGCATCCGCCGCATAAATTACTGGTAAATACGTCGGGTCATCAATTTTGCCATCCCGTACGCCAAGCGCGTATTCGTGTTGCTCAAAACAAATGCTGCTGGTGTCATGCCCTGCCGTCGTCAAAGCAATTACAATCGGTTGCTCGCGGGAGCCAATTGAAGTGGT